TTCTAGACATTGACCCAGTTGAATTTGTTGGAGTTCTTCCTAATTCTTTTATTGCTTGTATAGTCATTATTTACCATCCTTTACAAATTGGCTAACTAATTGCTTAGCTAGTTCTTCTGTTATTTTTTCTACTGCCTTAACGCTAATAAGTTCTAGTTCCCATTGACTTAACACTACATTGTTAGGTAGTTCATCATGGATAACTTTATTAGTTATGGCGATTAAGTTTTGTTTGCTTATTCCTGGCATTATTTACCCTCCTCTTCTTTACAGGTGCAAGTTGCCCAACCAATTTTTGGATTAGTTAGGTTGCCACAATCTGAACATAATTCATCTGTTTGGAATGCTATTGTTACCATTTATTCCTCCTCCTCTTTGGATTCTTTAGAATCTTTGTACCACTGCAACCAGTCAGTAGTTAGTTCTATACCTTGATAGATACCTTTAGGAAATAACTTTGGTTCTATTCCTGTGTCATCACCTGAATGGTCATAGATGCTTATACTAATTTCGCTACCTGGTCTGTGCATAATTTCATCTACAAAATTACTATCTATGTCTAATAGTCCTAATAGATTATCTGATAGTTCAGTTAGCTTGAAAAAATCTTCATGGCTAGTTAATAAATTATGATTCTCTGGTTTACCTTTTTCCCAGTTCATCTCTTCTAGTTGTGATAGATTTTCTCTTACTGTTCTTAGTAATACTGCAGTTGCTAATACTGTTGTCTTACCATATTTTATCTCTTTCATTTTACCCTCCTTAGTGGTAATAGTTTGTTTGTAATATTTACTTTACTACCTCCAGGATTTATGCAAGGTATTTCTTTTATTTTTTTTCTAACCGGAATTTAAAAAATATATTGGACAGAAGGTAATAAGGAGGTGCAAAAGAAATGCAATTAATACATTACAAACCTAAAGCTAATTGTTGTCTTTGGTGCAAAAGAATGCACTCTACTGATTGGGTAGTTTGTCATTCATGTTCAAGAATCAAAAGAATTAAACGAGGATATTTTAGTTAATATATTTAAACCTTATACCTACCTGCAGTTATTTATAAAACAGGTACACCCCTCTTAACATACTATATATTGTGGCACTATACCTAGTGCATAGTTGTACAGAATACACTATATCTTGTACCACTATATGTTGTATATATTGGTTATTGAATTGGGGGAGGTTCAATCTGGGGGTGCAACAACTTCGTTGTTAATCCTCTTAGAATATGCTGTTAAAGGGGTACTATATGTAGTGGTACTACCTCTTGTGGGTACCTTTATTGTAATAAATATGCTAGTAAAAAGGTAATTTTTCTCTATATATATCTAAATGTAAACAATGATATATAGTAAGTACAGCTAACCCTGTGTCACTCCCTCCCAAAAACCAGAATGAACTATATAGTGAACATTTAAATATGTGAAATAATAGGCTATTACCCTAGTTATCATGGTCCTGCTAATCCACTGTATTAATGAAGTATGGTCAAGATTCCTTTTCTAAAAGCAGGAAGAAACCTTTGCTTGTGGTTTCACTATAACAGGTTTTACTTTTAGTGGTAGTATTTAAATGCAGGGTTTTTGTAGTAGTAGGAGTTTCCTCCTTTCGCCTACGAACAATCACACAGAAACCCTGTAGATTTGTTTGAATAGTATAACTATATGTTATACTAAATGTACAAGAAAGGCATGAAGTCTTTATCCAACCTTCTGGTTGCGTAGACAATTTCATAGCCCTCCTTTCTTTGTTTGTATAGTACGACCCTCTGGCGACAGAGGGTTTACTATAATCAGTAGTATGAATATACATGTACAAGATTGTGATAATTGTTGGAATCCTTTTTGGGAAGATGAACTTGTTAATGGTCTTTGTGCTGAATGTCAATAAAAAAAATTTTTTACGCACCTAGTGCGTAAGCATTACTACACTATATATACCTAAGAAAGTCTTAGGTAAGGTGTATGAGGATATATCTTAGATATGAAATAAATATCCATATCTAAAATTGAAAAAGAATGTAGCTTAAAATCTATAGATAAAAGTATGTGATTTAGGTTGATTCATTTTCTTTCATAACAGTTTGGACACTGTATATAGCAAGACTCCACTTCGGTGGAGTTTTGTGTTATTATGATATAAATATATATAGGAGTACAAAATGCCCATGACAAAAAAAGGTAAGAAAAAAAGATATAGTTCAAGTAGAAAAACTAAAAGATACTAATGCTTTCACCTAGACAAAAAAAAATATAATGGCAACATACCAAGGTAAAACAGTCACACTTAATAAACCTTCTAGGATTAGCAAGGGTGAACCTGGGTATGGAAGAAAAAAATTTAAAGTCTATGTTAAAGATGGTGACAAAGTTAAAAAGGTTATGTTTGGTGACCCTAAGATGGCTATACGCAAAGACAACGCTGCTGCTAGAAAATCGTTTCGTGCTAGGCACAAATGCGATACAGCAACAGATAAAACAACTGCAAGATATTGGTCTTGCAAAGCGTGGTAACTTATGGTTATAAATTCAGACAATCAACTTTCCAGTAATTTACCTAAAGCATATCAATTACATCCTAATGGCAATCAGAATTGTGGAAACTGTACGCATTTTTTAGAGTCAGGTTACTGTACTTTATTTAAAGCATCAGTACAATCATTTGCATGGTGTAAGAAGTGGCTTAGAGGAAGGAAGCAAAGTGGCTAAAAAAGTAAGTTGGATGTGGGGTGGCAAAAGATATTATGGAACTCTTATAAGAGAAACTAAAACTCATAAATTTGCTAGAACACACAATGGTAAAATTAAAAAAATAAAGAAATAATTTGATACCTATTGGATGTCCAAGGTGTGGAGAAGAATTGTTACCCAGGTACGATATGAAATGTAAAAACAAAAAGTGTAAAGCTTATGACAAATAAATTTTGTTATGCAGCAGGTTGTCACAGACCACTGCCTAAAGGCAAAAGAAAATATTGTAGTGATAGATGTTATAACAGAATATCTATGCAAAAAAAACGAGCAAAGAAAAAAGGCATAGAGTGGACACAAGAAGAAGATGTACTTGAAATACCTAGCAAAAAAAATGTACAAGCTAGAAGAGGTAAAGTTTACAACGACATAAAAGAATCAGGTTTAGCAGAAGAAATACTTAAAGGTAAAAACACTGTATCAGATGTAGCAAAAATATTAGAAACCTCTATTGCTGCAGTGTCTATGGCATACAACGCATACATAGAAGATTTAGAAAACGAAGTAGCACAAAAGGATTGGGAACTACCACAGGTAGCAGAAAAATCATTACAAGACTTTAGAGATTTTAGAGATAGATATTTCCAAACAGAAAAAGGTGAACCATACGAAACTCCAGATTTTCATATTAAATGGATTAATTCTATTTTAGATGCTATAGAACATGGTGAGCAACAGATGATATTGTCACCTCCACGACATGGCAAAACAGATTTGTTAATACATTTTGCAGTGTGGCTTATATGCACGAAACCTAACATTCGTATTTTATGGGTTGGTGGTAACGAAGAGATTGCAAAGAATGCAGTTAGTTCTGTACTTGACCAATTAGAAAGTAACGAATTATTAATAGAAGAAATATGTGGTCCTGGACCTAAATTTAAACCTAGTACAAGAACAGGTAAGTCTTGGTCACAGAATGGTTTTACTGTAGGTACAAGAACAGTTACTGGTATTAAATCACCAACAATGGTTGGTCTTGGTCGTGGTGGTAAAATACTATCTCGTGACTGTGACTTAATTATTGCAGATGACATTGAGGACCATACCTCTACTATGCAACCGGCATCAAGAGAAAACACAAGAAGTTGGTGGACAACAACATTGTCAAGTCGTAAAGAAGAACATACAGCTATGGTCGTTATTGGTTCTAGGCAACACTATGATGACTTATACTCACATTTGTTAGATAACGAATCTTGGAAAACTATTGTAGAAGAAGCACACGACACTGCATGCAATATGCCTGACTGGAACGAAGATGAACATATAGATTGTATGTTGTGGGCAGGTAAAAGAACTTACAAATGGTTAATGGATAGAAAACGAGCTGCAGAAACTACAGGTGGTAGAGCTATATACGAAATGGTTTATCTTAATGTAGCTATGCCAGATGGTTTATCGTTATTTGACAGGGTAGAAATAGAAGAGTGTCGTGACCAAAAGCGTGATATAGGACACATACCACATGGTACAAGATTAATTGCAGGATTAGACCCTGCATCTACAGGTTATCAAGCAGCATTCTTATGGGCATACGAACCAGTAGAAAATAAATTACACATGGTAGATATGAATAATAATCTTGGTGGTGGTATTCCACAAGCATTAGAGATAATGAAAGAATGGTGGATGAAATATAATTTATCACACTGGGTTATAGAAGAAAATGGTTTTCAAAAAGCAATACGACAAGACAGAAGTATTAGGGAGTTTGCATCAGGTCATGGTATATTTTTAGAAGGTCACGAAACTTATAAGAACAAATTTGACCCTATGTATGGTGTAACAGCTATGCGACCAATGTTTCAAGAACAAAATATTTCTTTGCCATATCTTAGCTTTGAAGCACAAGAGAAGGTAAACTTATATACAAGTCAGCTAGTGTATTTTAGTTCTGCAAAGAATAAAAGCAAAAGCGTAGGTACAAAGACTGACATAGTTATGGCAAGTTGGTTTCCAATGAGAGCCATAAGAAGAATGCAGAAGGAACGCTTTGCAGAATTAGGTTATGAATATAATCCTAGTTTTGAAGGGTATGAACCTAGTAGTATGGATTTAGATAATTGGAGTTAAATGCCTTTAGATAGCAAAAAGTTATACGATAAAATAGATTACCTTAGAGTAATTAATCAAGAACAAATGATTGATAGGTCTAGGATTCGTGACATTATGAATGGTGGTGAAGCTGCAGTTAAAGCACTTCTTGGTAATTCAGTTAATGTAGAATACCACGAGTTACCTGCACCTAACATGTTTCTTACAGCATTAGAAAGATTTGCACAAAAATTAGGTAGAAGTCCTGATTTAAAAATAGATATTATAAATGAAAAAGATAGCGAAAGAGCTAGAAAAAAATCAGAGAAAATAGAACGCATTGTTACTTCATACGACAAATTTCAAAAACTACACATGCAGTTACCACAAGCTGCAAGATGGTTACCCGGTTATGGTTTTATAGCATGGACTATAGGACATAAAAGAGATAAAGATGGTAACCCATATCCCTATGCTGAACTACAAGACCCATTTAGTTGTTACCCTGGCGTATTTGGTAACGACCAACAACCAAAAGAATTAGCAATAATTCGTAGAGTGCCACATACAATATTGGCAGAACAATACCCAGATGCAAAAAAATATATATTTGCACAAGAAGAAAATGATGATGGTTTTCAAAATCCATATTCTGCATTACTAGATAGTACAGATAGAGCAGGAGGATGGGCTAACTCTACAGGACATGGAAAAGTTGTAGTTGAGTATAGAGATGAGGAAGGAACTTATGTATTCCTACCTGAAAACAAAAAAATAATTGATTTTATGCCAAATGTATTAAAGTCAGGTCCTTGTTTTGTTGTAGCTAAAAGATATGCGTTTGACCAAATGCAATCACAGTTTCAACACATTACAGGTCTTATGGCAAACATGGCAAAGATTAACATACTTGGAACTATTGCTATGGAAGATGCAGTATTTACAGAAACAAATATTGTTGGTGAGATTGAATCAGGAAAATATAGAAAAGGCAGATTTGCTGTAAACTATTTAACACCTGGTTCGCAAGTGTCAAAGCCAGTCAACAATCTACCATACCAGTTATTTCAACAAGTAGATAGACTTGAACGACACTTGCGACTTGGTGCAGCTTATCCAGTATCGGATGATGGACAATCTCCTAACAGTTTTGTTACAGGTAGAGGACTAGAAGAACTAGGACAGTCTGCATCTTTGCATGTCAGAGAATATCAAACAGTTCTTAAAGAAGCATTACAAGAAATAGATGCTAAAAGATTAGAATATGATGAAGTAATGTTTCCTAACAAGCGTAAACCTATTGCAGGTAGACATAAAGGAACATCTTACAAAGAATCTTATACACCAACATCTGATATATCAGAAGTATACGAAACAAGAAGAGTGTATGGTGTTATGGCAGGATTTGATGAACCACAAAAAATTATTACAGGGTTGCAATTAAAACAACAAGGCATTATAGATACACAGACATTACAAGAAAACATGGATGGGTTAGATAACATTACTAAAATACAACAAAGAATATCTGCAGAAAAAGCAGAGTCAGTATTGTTTGAATCATTAATGGCACAAGCTGCACAAGGTAATCCAAAAGCTACTATGGCAGCTATAGAAATTAGAAAAAATCCACAAAAAATGTCAGAAATATTAGATAAATTTTACACATCAGAAGGAGAAGAACCATCACCAGAAGAACTTGCTATGATAGGGCAACAACAAGCACAACCACAAGGTTTAGGGCTTGGTCAAAGTCCAGTAGGTATAGAACAAGTATTAGGTGCATTAGGACAACAACCACAACAAGAAGGTGCGTAATGCCGGAAAGTGAAATAAACGCAAAGTTTTTTGACATGGTAAATCAAGAAGATTGGGATGAACCTAATTATGAACAAGATGACCCAGTTATTTACAGAGATTTAGTATCACAAGGTGATGTACCTATTGGCAACATGATTTTTCCTACACCGATACCAGGTGTGTGGATTAGTATAAGTATGGGATTTGAAATAGAAGGACCTGATAATGCCTAGAGGAAGAAAACCTAGTCAGTTAACACAAGCTACAGATATGAAACCAGATAGTGCATATTATGATGTGTACGCACCACCAAGAGCAGAAGGTGACCCAACAGGGCAAACAGGTGCATTGGAAGCACAAACTGCTGCAGTAGCACCAGTTGACCAAGAAGCTGCATTAACAGCAGGTCCTGCAAATGTTGGTAGGTTACCACAACCTATGAATCTTGCTGCACCTACAACTAAACAATTTGAACCAAATACTGCAGGTATTCCTGTAGGTCCTGGAAGTAATGGACCTAGAGTTATATCTACAAATACACTTCAAAATTTTTTAACTGTGGCTAAAGAAATAACACAAGACCCAATATTTGATGAGTTACTAGCAGAGGATATAGTTCCTGAACCAACATTAGGAAAAGACCCACAGGATTATTTTGGTATTGCATGAGAGATTACAGACAGATATTGTTTGGTCCTCCAGAACTAGATAGTTATTTATCAGACAACACAAAAGCTAATTTAAACGAAATAGAGTTTTTTAGAAATACAATGACACCTGATGTTGCTCAACGAGCAGCAGATATATCAAGAGCATATCCAAACATGGATAAAAAATTAGTTATGTATGGTTCTATGTTAGGCATAGAACACGATTCCGATTTAGCATTACAACTTGCAGGTAGGCAAAACAATGTAGAAATTAAAAACAATCAAAAAGCTATAGCTAAAGTGAGCAAAGGTAAAAGAGCATCACAATTAGGTTTGTTAATGTTAGATTTAGGATTTCAACCTTTATCAAGAAATTTTAAATCTTCTATTGTTGCTGCAGACCAAACAGGATATAACCAAGTACAAGCAGTAGCTGCTAACACATTTTTAGGTGGTTTAGCAGGTGCTGCTAGTTTTGTACCAGGAGTAGATGGTGACAAAGCTGCAGATAGAATGCGTAAATCTATATTTGGACAAAAATTTGCAGATGTATATAAAGACACAAAAGATGCTTATGGTCCTACAGAATTTAATTTAGCAGTTGACCAGTTAAGAAAAGGTAAACCACTTAACTTAGGTAAAGGATATTTTCCTGCATCTACACCAATAGAAGAAACACAAGGTTTTAAAGATTTGCGTAGGTCAGGTTTATCAAGAGATGATTCTTACAGAGAAGCAGAAGAAATTTATGGTGTACCTATAACAGAACGATATGAAGAATTAGAAAATCAATTTAAAACAGAAACTAGAAAAGCAGGAGAAGTTAATATATCACCTGGTCGTGTTGTTGCAGGACAATATTTTACAAAAGATGATTTTGGTTATGCAATAGGTTCTGCAGTATTAGATGGTGCATTTAGAGTATTAGGTGACCCAACAAACTATGCACTAGGTTATTTATCTGGTGCAAAACTAGGACTTCGTAGTTTAGTTGATGAAGGTATGCAACAAGCATTTAAAACTGCAAAAGTTGGTGATGATATAAAAAACATACCTCTTATAAATCAATTTATAAAAACAATTAAAGGTGGAACTTTAGAAGTAGGTGGTGTCAAAAGAGAAATTACTAGAAAAGAAGCTAGAAAACTTATGTTTGGTAGAACTGCATCACAAGTTTTAGAATCTAAAAGAGGTGACAAATTACTTGATGCTTTTGTAGCTAATAAAGATTTATCAATACTTATGGATATGCCAGGATTAAATAAAGCACCAGTAGAGTTATTACGACTACTTACAAGAATAGATGACAAAAATTTTATGAAAACAGTTTTAGATTCTGTAATGCAAAATGGTAACTTATCTGGAGTAGATGACATATTAGCATTTAAGTATGGTGTTACTGATGATGTTGTTAGAGCTATACAAGAAGGCAATCAATTAGCTTTACCTATACAACCTAATTTACTTGGTGAAGCATCAAACATAGTTGCTAAAAAATTATTAGGTAAAAATACAGATATTAATTTAATGAGAAGAGCAAAAGCTGCATTTACACCTAATGCTGCAGATAATTTGTTTACAGGCATTATTGGAGTAGGTGGAGATTTGCGTATGTCACTTCCAAAAAGAATGACTAGATATTTTGATTTAGCACCTGGTCGTACATTAACTATGAAAAATGTAGGAGAAAGTGCTAGAAACTTAGATGGCATTATGAAATCTGCAAGATTTAGTAGAGAACTTAGAAATAAGTACATGGATGAAATGCTTGATACAGATAAAACTGGAGATATGTTAGAAGTTGTTAGAAATGTATATGCAGACATACAAGAAAAAATAGTAGAACGAAATCCTGACCTTGCAGATTTTAGAGAAGAAATAAAAGAAACAATGGATTTTTTAGCTAACGAATCAGATTTAAAAAGATACATGACTACTGAAGATGGTAAGCAATTAGCATATCCAGGAGTTAAATTTAAAATACGAACAAAAACAAAAAACAAATATGGCAAAGAAGAAATGGTATGGGAAGCTACACCTACTGCACAAATGATTTCAGAGTATGTAGATAATTACATTCCACTTGTAGATTATGCAGAACTAGAAAGATTTTTTCCATTGTGGAGAAGTATTGCAGGTACAAAAAAATCTGCTAAACGACAATTTATAGAAGGTTCTACAGAACAAGTTACTGAACGCATGATGAAGCGTATGGGTTTTAAAAGAAAATTAAAATCAGACCCAAGAACAGGAAGAGTAACACCAGGTGGTCAAACAACATTAGGAATGTTATACGAAGATGTATTACTACAAAGAGTATTAAAACCAGTATGGATGTTAAGACCTGCACTTGTTACTAGAGTTATACCAGAAGAAGCATTAAGAATTATATTTAGTGGTTCAAGAATAGGTCTTAATCACCCTTTACAATATTATGCAGTTAAGTTAGCAGGTGGACAAACACTAGAAATGCAAAACGCTTATGGTGATGTGTTGTGGGGAACAAGAATTAAAAAAAGTGAAAGAGCATTAATTGAAGAAATATTAGGACCAGAGTTTGTAAAAGCTGCATCTATAGAATATCCACAAATAGAGAGAATACTGAAACACATAAAAGTAGGTGTTAATGAGTATGGTATGGCATCTGATGATTATGTATCTTGGGTATTAGCAAATAATGATGGAAGAGATTATATATTTAGAGAACTTAATTTAGAACCTGTAAAAAAATTAAAAGTATCAAAAGGATTGTTAAAAGAATCTACAACAGATGGTGACAGTGTTGCTAAAGCTATTGCTAACAATTCTAATGGTGGTTCTATAGATATGAAAACAGGTAAACTTAATCCACCACAATTTGGTGCTGTAAGTCCATACAAAAACTTAGGTGTAGATTTTGATTTAGGTAAATTAGCAGAAGCATTAGGTAAAGATACAACATCTAATTTAGAAGAGTTGTTAGAACCATTATTAATAAACTTTTTAAAAGAAGATGCACAAGCACCACTGCGACAAAAGTATTTACAAAAACAAAACCATGTACTTGGATGGTGGGTAGATAAAGTAGATAACAGATTGTATTTAGATGTATCTGTATATCTTGACCCATTAACTGAAGTTACACCAAAGAATATAGAAAAAGCATTAGTTGGTTTATCTATGTTAGGAATAAAAGGTAAACAGCTATCTGCATATATACCTGATGAAACTAGAAGTGCTGTATGGTTAGCAAACTTTTTAGATTCTGATGATTTGAAAATGTGGAAAAAAGCTATAGATACAGATGACAACTTATTGTGGTTTGTAAATAAAAATGCACCTAACAAAGATAAATTAAGAGATGCAGCTACACAAGATTTAGTTACTAGACAAGCAGTTATGGAAGCATTGTTTGATACAAACTTTGATGTAGCAAAAGTAGTTAAAAGAAAAAAACGAGGTATTGCTAATGTCGCACCAGATGGTAGTTGGTTACCATTAACAGAATCGTATTTACAAGCTATGTCAAGAAAAGCATTAAATGAATTTTTTGAACCAGTTAAAGCCAATCCATTAGATGGTGCGTATGTAGGTTATGATAAAATAGTTAATGGTAAATTAGAAGCTGATTATACACGAAACTGGATTCATCAATTAATACTTCTTGCTAAAAACCCTATTACACAGAGATTAATAAATGATGGTATAGATAGCACTATGGAGTGGTTACTTAAATCTTATGATGGCAAAGATGTTATGCGTAAACTTGTTAAAGAAGCAGACCTTAGAGGTAGAGCAGCAAAAGAACAATTAGAAAATCCTGTAGCACTAAGAAATAACTTAGAAGCATTAGGTTATAGAATATCAAGACACATTGGTGGTAAACACAGTATTAAAGACCCATTAACTGGTACTCCTCGTACAGAAGATTGGGCTACAACAATAAGATTTCAAAATGACACTATGGTATATCCATTGTACGAATATGGATTTGAAGGGTCATCTAGTGCAGCACTTAATTTTTTAAAGAATGGTGGATTTGTAGATGGCACAGATTGGTTAGAATCTTGGACTCTAGCTACACAAGGTAGTGGTATGCGTACAATACAAGGACAAACAACTAAGTATTACAAAGATATGTGGAAGTTATTTAAAAAAGATGTCAATGTATTACCAGATAAAGTAAATGGTGCTTATCTATCATTAAATAATAAATTTACATCTAAGGGTGGTGTAGATGGTGCTTTAGCAAGAATGGACACATATTTAGAAAAACTTTACACTGCATTTCTTACAGGACCATCTGATATTGCTAATCGTGACCCATTAATGAGATGGAGTATATACGAAAATGGTATAGATGCTATAAAAACAATGGATGAAAAAACTGCAAAAGACTTTCTTAAAGGTGCAGAACAATCACTTCGTGGTAGTAATTTTGGTGAAAAAGTATTACAAGAAATAGTAGATGAAATAAACACATATAAAGAAATAGGTTTTGCAAATGAAATTACAGATATGGAACAGCTTATGCTTATATTACAAAAGAAAGCTGCAACAACAGTAATGGATTTATTGTATTCTACTAAGTCAAGACATCAGTTTTCTGATGCTTTATCATCTTATGTTCCATTCCCAGAAATTGGTGTTGAGGTATATAAATCATGGGGTAAATTGTTTGGTACTGCACCACAAAAATTTAACAGAACAAGAATAGCATTTGATGCCGGTGATGAAGGTAAACCATGGGATGCAGAGATGGGATTCTTTTTCAAAGACCCTGTTACAGGAAAGCGTATGTTTAGTTATCCAGACCCATTTGGTGTCATACAGAAAAACTTTTTTGGTGAAGATTTAAGAGAACAAGGTGTACGAGTTAGACCTGCAGGATTTTTGTCTGCACTTAACTTAGTAACAGCTAATGGTTTCTTACCTGGTGTAGGACCAAGAGAAGTATGGACATTAGAGTTTTTTGAAGATTTAGTAACAGCACTACCTAAAGCAATATCTAAAGGTATATTAGGAGATTTTAGAACAGATGTTCGTGACCCATATTCTATTATTGCAGAGTTAGTACCTTCATACTTAGAAAAGTTTTTAACATCAGAATACTTTGGCAATAACACTGTAGATAAATTAGATGCACAATATGCAAGTTCTGTAATAGATACATTGTCTGCTATGTATGCAAAAGGATTGTTAGAACCTACAGATACAGGTATAGCAGCAAAACAAAGAGAAGAATTTAAAGATGCTGCAAATAATCAATGGCTTATCAGAGGATTAGTACAAGCTACACAACCTACAGGATTACAACCAAGAATAGAATTACAAGATAAAAATGGTCAATGGTGGTTTGTACAGTCATTAATGGATGAGTATAGAAATATGCTAGAAATAAATGAATATGATTATGCACAAACTACATCAGAATTTATAGATAGATTTGGTATAAACCCTATTCCTTATACTGTTCCTAAAAGAAAACCATCTGTCAAGACACCATATACAGAATCAGCAGTAGAGTTTTGGACACAAAAAGAAAACAGAAAAATTATGGAAAACTATCCAAGAACTGCATATTTTATCAGACCAGATACTGTAGATGATGACTGGGTATGGTCAGCAGATTTTAACGCACTAAGAGATTACTACACAGAAGATGAATGGGATTTATTAGCAAGACAGACAATGCTAGAGAGAGAATTGCAATTAGAAAAAGAACGATTGCAAGAGATTGCTGATAGAAGCGATACAGATAACTACACAAACAAATGGGTAGATGGTAACTATGCACTTAAAAGAAGAGAATTAGAAAGTCCAGAAAAATATGGTATAAAAGCATGGGCTTCTTTAGGTATGGGTGAGATAAAATCAGACCCATCACTAGATATTATGGAATTACAAAAGTGGAAAGATGATAAAACACTTAGACAATCACCAGAGTTTGTGCCACTTAACAAATACTTACAACTAAGAGAACAAGCAGAGAATGTATTACTTAATGGTGGTGAATTTGGTGGTGCTAGATTTTTA